GACAGAGACAATACCAGTTAATTACAGATGGATAAGTTTTAGTCAGTGTGACCATTTGAACGCTTGCTCATGTGACTTAGAGTTGGTGTATAATGTGTTAGGCTTTAGAGAGTCAATTTACTTGAGGCGCCATGAAGGATCTCGGGTCAAGACTAACGGAGATATGCTAGAAGAAATGAAGCGTCGAGTTCATGCTATGTATGAAGTCCGAGATGGGAAATTGTTGCAAAGGAAGATCCCATTATCAGAAGAGGAAATGCTGAAAATAGATATAAGGTCTACCGGAAATTCGAACATCCGCTTTGTGTCTGTTTTCGATAGGCGAAGGCTGCCATTGATATCTCAGGAGATGATGGGAGTATGCGCAGATAACATAGCTGCAACTATGCGAGGGGATGTTGAGTGGTTTGCAGCACACGGATTGCAGAGATCACACCGCTGGTTTGAACGGCATGTTTGGCGTCCATATCCAAACTTTTGTCGTGAACTTTATGAACGAACAAAACAATATGATCTGCTGGACAGAGATCAGGTTCCGTCTTTGGCTGTTCTTTCCGCTCGTCAAACATCAGGATTCAATGCGGCATATGGTATGACCAATGGACGTCCTCATGCTATTTCAGCGTTGTCTCGTTTGCACGGAGAGAAGATAAGACAAGTCATGATGTCGCATGCCAGGCCGACAGATCAGAAGTGGCCCGAGTTGGAACAAAGTTTGTCATACGCAGCAAAAGCTCTGGATTTGATGTATGCGGCTTGGGATTTGGAGAAACATAAGTCGCAGTTTCCGCCGTCTCTTACTCCAGAAAGGATGGATGGGATGTACATGGGAGCATCTTCAGGAACATTTTATGAGGAAAAGAAAGAGATCCTTCTTATGGAGTCACCAACAGAAAAGAAAATTCTCACCATAGGACTAGGGCAAAAAAGCATCCATAGTCATTGGGCTGTGATGAATAAGATATCAGACCATTTAGAGGGGAAGTGTGAGCTTCCGCCCAGTATATCCACGACGAACGTAAAAAATGAGATCAATTTCTCTCGATGGACGAAACAGCAGGATGGAGCCGCTTATTCAAAATGGCTTTACAAGGCTCGCACTTATGAGATAGTGGATAAGGTTAGCGTTACATTGGAGAGGTTCTATCAGACACTGAGATCGATAATGGATAAGAGCAGTGATCGTACAGGAATATCTATAGGCATGACATGGCAGAGAGGTGGAGCGTTTCATTTCCTTAAATACTTCAAGTTGGACTTCGGGAAAGAGTGGAAAAAAGTTTTTGGGGATGGGGACGTGGATAAGTTAGATCAGAGTATTCATTACATCTACTTGCAGCTGTTCTACATGATGGGGTCGTACTATGTGGGAAAAGGCAGAGACTATGACTGGTACATGAAGCCACTAGAGGAACTATCTAAGAGAATGGCGGTGCGTTTGGTCCGTTTCTTTGGTTCCTTATGGGCCATAGTAATAGGAAAAATGCCATCTGGAGCATGGATGACGTCTCATGGGGATTCTTGGATAATGTCATTGTGGTACTTCATGTTTTTGGTCATGGAGATAGCTGCGGAGACTGATCCGATTAAGCAGGAGAACCTTTTTGAGGAAGCCGTTGCAGCATGGTGGAAAGTGTACGGAGACGATTCAGTGCTAGCTTCAGATCGCATGAGCGGTGTGAGCCAGAGATTCAACTATCAGGCTTTTAGTAGATGGCTTCGTAAATACCAGAGAGTAAGTACTCGAGATGTGAGGAGAGACGCAGAACTGTTTTCTAGTGTTCGTGGAGGTCGTCCAGTTAACTCCCCTCTAGTTTTTCTGAAAATGAACTTCATAAGAAATTACTTTCAGGGGACGGATACGCCATATTTGCCTTTTAGAACGATTGATGAATTTCAGATGAAAGCAGCTTGGGGTAGAGAAGTCAAAGATAGGGACATATATGATTATATTATGTCGCTTCTTGGTAATGCGTATGGTACTCATGGCACGAACTTTTCCGCTTACTTTTGGCTCAG